AACGGTTTCTTGTGTTTGGGCTTAGGTAGGGCTATGCGAGTGGTTGTTTTCATTCTATCGGCATTTAATTTCGTAAGCTTTGTTAATTTCTTTTTCTTTCTCCTCCAACACCCTCTCCATATCCTTCTGACACTCTATGGCTTCATCCTCACGGCCTCTCTTGTACGCCTCCTCCATCTTTAACTTAAACCACCCCCAAAATTCATCAGGTTTCTTATCATTCACTTCACAGTCAGCTATGGCATAGGCACATAGTTCCTCAATGTAGTTGTAGAATTTTTGCTTTGTGGTCACTTCTTCTTGTCTAAATTGGTAATCAGCTCTGGGTTCTCGTAGATATTACCGATGACTTCACAATCTTTCGCTTTTGAACCAAAACGTGTGGTCATAGCCATTGATTGATTTCCACCAGTGGCAATAAAGCCAGCTCTACCAACTCCCCATTCGACGACTCCCACATAGTTACCATCTTTTACAATATCCCCCTCATATATCTCTTTTTGCTCTTTATCTAATAACCCAGTCCACCTATCCTTTTTTAACTGTGGATTTTCATATACCCAAGCTGGAACTACCTTATCGTGTCTCAATACTTCGTCAAGGGTAAAGTAAGCCCAACCATGCTGTAAGTGTTTCGTGCGGAACTTTATCTGATTGTAAATGTCTTGTTGCAGTGCGGACATAATACCTCCCCTTTGTGAACTTTTTTAGTAGTTAATTCTAGATTGTCTAATCTATTGTCGTCTTTTATGGCGTTCTTGTGATGAACATATTCCCAGCTATTGAGCGGTCTACCTAGATGTTCCGACATCACTAGCCTGTGTTCGTGTATGTATCCACCAATCTTTGCGTTAGGGTGTTCTGGCATCCAAATCTGGATATATCCAAGTCTATCTTTGACCCTTCCTCCCTTCCAATGAAAAGACCTCTTATTTTTATGAGCAAGGCGTGAGTTTCGTCTAGCCTCGGCAGATATTACTGGCTTTCTGGTTTTATATCCCATACTGGATAAAAACTTATTCCAGCTACCAAACTCCATCCTAATCGGCATATCACTCGGCATATCTGCATCCTCTATCCATTGCTTCTTTGTAGGTATCGCACCAATCTTTTCCTCCAAAGTCTTGAATAAGGAGATTAGTTTTGTTTTTGAGTAGATCTTCATTTTCGTATTTATTCCCGACTATGTTACCATCACTATCTATTATATCACATTCGTATATCTCTGCAACACCATTCTTGTCTTTGAGGCCTGT